CTTCCTGTAGAAGACCAACGGCAGGGTGTCAGCGTTGAGCTTGTACTTGATCCCAGGCGAGGGGGCCTCCTGCCATACACCGTCGCCAAAGGTCGATGAGTCACGGGTGACGAACTTCACCCAGTAGTCATCGTTGGTTGTGTTGGGGCTGCCATCGACACGGATGGCGAAGCCGTTGGTAGCAACAGTCGGCAGGCCGCTGAAGCTCGAAGTCACCCCCTTGAATGACCTGGCGAGTGAGTTGCTGCGGGAGTCAGAAAGGTTGATGGTGAAGTCGGTGTTGTCAGTCTTCCTGACATGGACAACGCTGCCGACACGGGTCGCAGTAAAGCCAGACGCTGCGTTGATCCGCGTGGTCAGCTCAGACGCAACAGTGTCAGTGCTCAGCGTGTTGACCGTATCCGTTGCCTTGGGCGTGGTGAAAGGAGTGAGGTCTGTCCCGTTCAGCTTGACGGTGTACGTCACCTCGTAGTTGACGCCTTGCACGAAGAGCAGCGCTTCGTACTTCTGTGCCGGAGTTGTTGCCGCATCCATTGCGGTGACCTTCTCACGATTCAGCAGCAGGCCGAACGGGCCGTTATTGATGAAGACATACTTGCCCTCAAGCCCTGACGCGTTGTACAGGTAGCTGCCGCTGGTGCCATTCACCTCCTTCGCGCCGCCAGTCCCCGTCACAGCGGTCAGCCCAGAGCCGTGGACATCCACATCGCAGCTGATCCCGTCACGCAGGATCTGGACCCTGGCATTACCGCCAGTGTTGTACAGGAAGACGTTGTACCTCTCACCTGTCGTGATCGGCATCGTCTCCAAGAAGAAGTCAGTGACCGGCGTTGCGCTGATCCTGCCCACGTACTGAGTCGGTCGCCTCTTGCTAAGCCCGCTGACAGGCGAACTCCAGCCGTTGACCTGACGCTGGCCTTGCCCCACCTGTCGCAGGTGAGGAGGCTGCTGGCTGACGCCTTGGGTCAACGTGTCGATGCTCCCCTGCACCAGTGATGCAGGAGGGTTCTTCGTGGCATTGAGGCGAGACTTCCGACGCATTAGACGCTCCTGAAACGCATCCCCTCAGCAGGGATGAAACCTGTCCCTTGACCCATGCCGCGGTCGTTGCCCCACAGCAGGTTGTTTTGCATCCCGCGCTCCTCGCTACGAATCAGCATGGCGCGGGCGTACTCCTCGTCCTGAGCGGTGTACACGTAGATCGCGTTGCTGTTCAGGTAGCGGTCGCTGAAGATGCGACCAGCCCGAATCACGATGTACTGCTGGGCCACGTGAGGCAGCTCTTCCCAGCCCAGCTGGTACACAACGCGGTCAATGACCAGCGCCTGTGTGGCGTTGGCACCAAAGGCGAACGTGCGCTTCACGCGGTCGTACACCTTGTTGCCACGTTGCACGTACTGCCCGTTGGGGTAGCGGCTAGGCGAGAAGATCGCGGCAAGCGTGTTCGACTCAAGCAGGTACTGGTTCTGGTTGTCCTTCACGACAGAGACATCGTGATCGGTGTTCCAGTTCCAGCCTTCCGCCTGAACGTCACGACTCACCTCGGTCAGGGTGCGCCTGGCCAAGGTGGAATCCGTGATCTCATTCACCGTTGTATCGCTCAGCCTGTCAATTGGTGACTCACCAATGATGCTGAGCAGAATGTTGACGGCTTCTAGTTCTGTCATTTGCGGGTCTTGGTGGTGACGGGGGCAGGCTCAGCGACAGGCTCTACAGCAACAGCTGCTTCGTCGGTGCTGGCAAAAACGACTTGGGGCTGGATGGCGCCAGGATCAGTGATCACAACAGCAGGATCCCAGTCCTTCAGCTCAACCAGATCAGAGGGTTCGCTGCTGTCGCCGTACAGGTTCAGTGTGATGGCCATGAAAAAGAGGGGCATCTCTGCCCCTCAGTTTGCCAGTGAGAATCGCGATGAGCGAATCAGAGGCTGTTGTAGATCTCGCAGATGGCCTCGGGGCGCAGGTAGCCGAAGCCACAGGCGTACTTAGCAACCATCAACGTAGATTGGTACATCACGTTGTAGTCGTTGCCGGTCATCTGCATTGACAGATCACGCAGCTTCAACACGCCAACTGCACCCTTCTGGAATGCCAGCATCCGGGTCTGGGTCATGTTCACAGAAGACAGAGCAGTGTCTGTACCTGCAAACGTGAAGCCCTGCTCGCCAGCCTTAGCAGTGACGTTGCCCTGCTTGATGTGGTTGGAGCTGTAGATGCTGAACCCAGCCAGCTGAGCGATCTGGCCCTTGCTGTAAGAACCATTCTCGCCTTGCTGGTTGAAGTCGAAGTTCACAGCACGGCTCGACTGGATCAGGGTGTAGTACACCTCAGGCGAGCAGACCAGAACACGACCGTCAGAAGGCACGTCCTTCTCGTCCAGAGCACGGGCAGCAGCAAACACTGCAGCCACGAAGTCGTCCGGAGTAGGAGCGGCTTTGTTGATGTCCACCCGAGTGCCGGTCCGGAAGGGATCGTCGGGAGACAGGCCGGTAGGCAGGTTGGCAGTCAGGTCTCCAGTGGAGACACGGGCTCCCATGGTCAGCACACGAGCAATGCGCTTGTCGTACTCACGGGCCAGGGCGTTGCCCAGTTCCTTCGAGTAGATGCTGCGAATGTCGTAGTGGTTCTTGGCCTCATCGAGGTCGTACAGAGCGGCGTCTGCAATCAGCAGATCGTCGATCTTGATCACGACCTCGTTCTGGGCCATGTTGCCCTGGCCTTCGATCATCTTCCCAGGTGTATGGAAGCGCCCTGTGAAGCGCCCCGTCACTGGGAACTGTGCGCTCTTTCCGTTTTGGATAGTGCGCTCTTGAGCCAGCCCCTTGAAGATGCAGGAGCGCTCGAAGGCAGTGATCACCTCTCCGCTGAAAACCTTCAGGAAGAGGGCGTTGTCTTGGGCCCAGGTGCCAGTCGCATTGTTAATCGCGCCAGCTCTGGACAGGGTTGCGTCGGGTGCAGGCACCGTCTGTCTCCTAGTTGATGGATGGTTTGTTGCTGATAACCACCGAGGCTTACGCCTTCACCAACGTCGCTTCACAGGGGTGTCGGCGCACCGGGCCCTGAGGCAGATCACTGGTTGGTTGATCTGCCTCTACTTATAACCCAGTGTCAACGAGGTTGGAACACGTTGCTCACGGCAATGCGCTTCTCCACCTCTTTGATGTAGGCCGGATCGGGATTGTCCCCTGAGTAACGGGGGTCCTTCATGGCAGCTACAACCTGAGCCTCTGACTCATAGCCGCGCACCTCATTACTTGGTGCACGCCCGCCAGTCAGCCGTGGCTCATAGCCGTTCTTCATCATGAAGTCGTACTGCAGGCCCTTCAGCGCATTCATGATTGCGCCTTCATCAGCAGCAGCCAGCGCTTGGTTGTATGCGTTGGTCCGCTCGGCCGGCAGGTTCTTCGCAGCCCATGTCGCTAGGCGCTGGTACTCCGCCTCTCCACCCACCTGCTCAAAGATTGACTGCTGGATGGACGCGGCCTTGGCGGGGTCAATAGGCCCTGGATCAGTACCAGCCTCTGCTTCCTCGGGCTCGCCATAGTCGGCTTGCTGCTCGGGTGCAGGATCAGCTTGCTCTGCTGCGGGCTGTCCATTCTTCAGTCGGGTGTACTCCCGCTGCAGATTCTGGTACGCAGTGGCGAGATCCTCGGTTGACTGGTACTTGCCCAGGATCAGCTCGCCATCGCTGCCTTGAGCAGTGGCCTCATCAACCAGCTCAGCTCGCGCCGCGTCAACGCGCGCTGCTTCATCCGCCCCACCGCTTGCCTCGTATGAAGCAGCAGCGTCTTGACCTGTAATGACTTCAGGCATCAGTATTCAAAGCCATTGGTAATGATCATGTAGCCACCGCTGGGAAGAGGCTCCGCGTGTTGCCCCTTCTTCAGCTGTGGCATTGCTGGATCAGACTGCTCCGGCTGCTGGGACTCCGCTGGCTGCGAGTGCAGCTGTTGCTCCTTGATTACCTCCGCCAGCTGTTGCTCCGCTGGGTTGCGGCGGCGCCGTTGCTCCACTCTGGATCGCTCCTTGTGCGAGTTGTTGTGCAACATTAGCCTGTTGCATCTGCGCTTGCTCAGCTTGTAGTTGCTGCTCGTCCTTCACTAGACCAGCAGTATCAATACCGTCAGCCGCAGCAAAGCGGCGAATCAACTCACTGGGGTTGATGTACTGCAAGAACTGCTCAGGCCCAATGCTGGCTGCAACGGTTTGCAGGAACGTGGTAAGACGTTGCTTGTCATTGCCACGGCCAATCGCCTCTAGGCCTGTGGTGATCTGAGGCTCGACCAAACCCTTGGGGATCTCAGGCAGTTCACCTGTGACCTCCATCAGGTGCATGACACGACGGATTAGGGGAAGCTGCAGCTCGGCAGACAGCACGCTGTACACACCGCCAAGACCTTGCTCCAGCTGTTCCGCCATCAGACGGATCTCCTCTGCCGTTACTCGCTCAGCGTCCCGTTGCACGGCCTCGTTGGTGAGGAACGTGAACTGCAGCCGCCGCTCGATCAGCTGCATCGTGGACAGGGCCGTGCTGAAGTCGTTGTTCTTCTGCACCTGCAGGAACTCAACGTCAGCAGCGTTGCCCGCAACTATTGCCCCGTTCTCTGCGCGAGCCAATACGTCAGCACGCGTGGTGCCGTTCGGATTGACGAGGCCAATGGCCTTGGCCGCGATCAGGCTGCCCTGCACGATGGCCTTGGTCAGGCTCTCAAGGCTTTGCAGGTCACCAATCACCTGCTCCACGAGGCCACGCCCGTAGCTCTCGCCGGCCACCCGGTGTAGGCGAAGGGGGATCCAGGGGTTGGTATCGAAACGGCTGAAGCCTGCAGTGCCCCGCAGCTTTTTGCCGTCGTACTCCTGATACCACTCCACCCGATCCTCGCGGGGGTCAAGGGTGATGTGCGTGTACACGTCCTCCCGGTCATCACTGTTCCGGTCCCCTGCCTCTGACTCGCCTGGCTCCTTGGCCGGCATGTACTTCTCAGAGACCTGCTCACGCACCACGATCTCGGTGACGTTGCCCTCTGGGTCACGGTCAACCACAAAGCTCCGCAGGCTGTACATGCGGATGTTCTCCTTGCCCACGTAGAGCAGGGCGTTGCCACCGACCAGTAGGTGCTTGATCGCTTCAAACACGGCGTTGCGTGCCTGCAGCTGATCCAAGCGACGGACAACCTGACGCTCCATCGAACTGAGCATCTGATCGAGCTTGGTCAGCGCACTGTCCTGTTCGCCGCCCTGCTGCTCCAACCAGTCACGGATCTTGCCGGCGTCAATGGTCAACCGGAAGAACGGCTGTGACGGTGGCATCAGGGCAAGCAGCAGCTTGGCGCTAAGGCTGCTGACACCACGCGCCCCTGCCCCCTGGTACAGGCTTGGGATGGAGTTGAACTGTTCGCCACCCCAGCCGTAGCTCTGATCCGATTCAGGGATCAATGTGGGGATGGTCAGGTTGCTGCCGTCAATGGCACGTCGCAGGTAGAGGGAGCGGTACAGCTCCAGGTCTTTCCAGCGGGATTGGGCGGTGGTTTCCATCAGGCGATTTGCAGGCCGGCAAGGACGGGAGTCATGGTGTTGGCGGTCAGCTCAGAGCCAATGCCACTCAGGATTGAGAGAGAGGAGAGGGTGTTGCTGTTGCTGCCGCTGGATCCGCCACTGCTACGGCTATCGCCAACAGCAGGGGCGTCAGCAGAGGGCTGAAGGTTGGGGACAAAGGCGCGGCCCAGCGCATCGGCTTGACGCCTCTGCTCCTCGTAGGCCGCTTGCGCAGCGGCGACCTGTTGTTGCTGCAGGGCCTGCTGCTGCTGGAAGGCCTGCTGCTGGCCGATCATCATCTGCTGCAGCGAGGCTGCCTGCTGCTCAGCGCCAGCCTGGATGGCAGCCACCTGTTGAGCATTGGCGTTGGCGTCCTCGGTCGCCTTGTTTTGCCAGAAGTCGATCTGCGCCTTGGCGTCCTCTCGCTGCTGGTTGATCAGGTCGAGGATGTTGTTGTACTCGCCGTTGTTGGGCGTAGTCGCGTTGTTGTTGTTGGCGTTGTTGTTGGTGTTGCTGTTCGCGTTGGTGGCAGCGTTGGTGGTGGTCGCTGTGCCAGCTGGCTTGGTGTACGAGAAAGTCCCGGCTGTGTTCTGAACGAACTTGTCGTTGACGGGGGCCGGGGCCGGGTTGGGAATCACCCCGTAATTGATTCGGGCCTGGTCGATGTAAGGCAGCTGTGAGGTAACAGCTGCCGGGTTGTAGGTGATCTGCCCACTGGGCTTGACCGTGACCCCAGTGTTCTTCTGGGCATTACTGCTGATCGTGACGCCCTTGGCCGCCTGGTTGGAAACAGCGACTGCAGCACTGCCACCGCTCTTAGCGGCAGCAGCTTGAATCGCCTTGGCCTCTGTTCCGCTGATCTTCCCGTCCTTCGCCGCTTGCGTGGCGACGTTGTTGACTTTCTTTTGTCCTGCCATGGCCTAGGTGTCAGCGGGGTGTTGGGTCAATCTGCCTGGGTCAGCCGATGGTCAGACCTCTCAGGAAACGAATGACAGATCTCTGACCTGAAGCGTACCTAATCTGATCAATCGAATCACCCAACTCTGGTGTGCGCTCAGGGAACAACTGATCAAGCGCGTCAAGCACTTCATCGTCAAGCCGCTGCGCAATGATGCGCTTCAGCGTGTCGGGGGATTCCATAGCTCAACAGTGTGGGATGAGAAGTCGTATTCACCATGACGCAGGATGCGCACTAGTCGTGCCTGTTGCGTGGCGAAGTCGGATGGCTCGACCATTTTCCCTTTCTTTTCATACGTCCGAACAATCTCTTCCCAACAATCCACAGGCTTACTGAGGTCGAATGCTTCGACGATCCGCTTTGCTGATACAGCTCCAATCCCTGGGCACCCTGGCACTCCATCGGTTGAGTCACCCGTAAGGTATTGCACATAGGTGAATCGCTCTGAGTGCTCACTGGTGTTTGTTTTGACAATGCTGCCTTCTCCGATGTAGCCAATGGAAACGCCATCTTCTGCATCTGGCTCCCTGCCGTTGTGAATCCATACATGGGTGCCAGGTATCTGCATCAGGTCTTTGTCGCCTGAAGCAATGATCACCGGGTCGTCCTTTGCTTCCGGCATGGTCGCGAAGATCCCAAGAGCGTCGTCCGCTTCAATCCGGTGGAACATGAACGCCGTCTCCTCTGTCAGCAGCTCGTTCCGCAGCTGCTTGAAGCCAATCGGCTTGGGCTTCCCCTTCCGGTTGTGCTTGTAGTCCGGGTACAGCTCACGTCTGAAGGCGCTGGCATCCGTGAAGCAGTGCCACACGTCCTCCTGGCTGACGCCAAACAGATCGCACCAGCTGTTGACCTGCCCCCAATACTTCTCGCGTGCAGCTGGCAGCTCGCTGTGCCTGGTCCAGATGTCATCGCCAAGGTGGACCTCCACCTCAGTGGCCGTCGTTGCCCAGAAGAGCAGCATGTCGCCGTCAAGCAGGATCCTCATGCCGCCTCCTGCTGCGTGAGGTGCTGCTGCCACAGCCCGGTGTACAGGCAGTGCATGGGATGGCTGGGGTCCTGCCTCCCGTCCTTTTCGTAAAGCTCCTCAAGTGTGGCCTGACGGTCTTGGTCTTCTTTGATGCTGGTCATTGTTCTCCTGGGTTGAAGGTGGGACAAAGGCGGGCGCACTTGGGGCCGTCAAAGACAGCCTCAGGAATGCCCAAGGTGCAACGAGAGTCCTCCCAATGCACGCAGCTGTGACAGGTCTGGCTTGGGATGTGGCACCAATTCCAGAAGCTGGTCTCAGCCATCACTCGCAGCCGGCCCTCCACGGTTACCGCTGCCTGGCCGATGGTGCTCCTGGTCAGGCCCCATGCGGGATGGTTAGGAGCGACAGATCGACAGGGCATCTGGCTCTTGATCTCTTGCACAGCTTTGCTGTTGCGGGTGTCATTGCCCTTGCGGCGAATGTGCATCAGGCCGTCCTCCTCAACACCTCAGGCTCAACTCCAGACCAGGCAATTTGCCATGGCTCCAGTACCCGCTCCTGGTTCTGCTCGGTGTAGAAGCGATGATCACAGTGCTTGCAATGACGGCGCCGGATCCTCTCACCACCAATGGCGTTCTTGGTGAGCACAACAGAAGTAAACCAAGCCCCACAGTTGGGGCAGCTGGGTCCAAGTCGATTCAACATCAGTCGTTTGCTACTTCTTCAAGGGCGAGTGCATCCAGGTAGTCCCACACGGGGTCATCTGGGTCAACGCCTGACTCAATGAACCACTGGCTCATGTCGTGCAGGCTGTAGAAAGTGGAGCTAGTGCCAGCAAATGAGCCGACGTACAGGTTGTTCATGCCGGTGCGGACGATGCGCTGTGCTGCAACGGTGTCACTGATCCAGTGATGCTCAGACACGTCCAAGCTCTCGCAGCCTGGCTGCCACCTCCATGATTTGGAGATGGCAGATTCGAGCTGTTGCCTTATCAGGCGCCCATGTCTCGATCTCATCCGCAATAGCATGAAACACTGCCGACATACGCACGTGGTCAGCGATGCTAAAACGAGAATCAGGAAACCAGTAAGCATCGCTGCACCGTTCAATCAACGGGGTAGAGCCTGACCGAATCGCGGATACCAGTGACGGCTGATCCGTATCCGTTCCAGAAGGCTTGGCTGTAGCTGAAGGGGGCTGTTTCATCGGTCGTTGACTCGTTGAAGGTACGAACAGAACTGTCGAACAGGGTGTTGAGAAACTTTCCTGTGACGCGGTATTCGGTGGCGTCATCTAATGGACCCCCGTAGCCGCTTTTCCAAGGAACTCGATACTCGCTTCCTCCCCGTACTTGGTCTTCGCGTACAGCACTGCTGCCTTCTTGGTCGGGGCCTTGATCGTTTCCGTCATCGGCTTGGCCGTTGGGAACTTGACGTTGATCTTCCATAGTGGGTGCCTCGGATTGTCTGAGTAAGTGCGGCCACGGTTGGCAGGGTTGTACCCCTTGCCGTGGATTTCATCAATGCGCCTGGATCTCATGGAATCTGCAGCTGGGTAGGTAGTGCAACTTGGACATCAGGCCAAGCTCGCCCTTGACCCTGTTTTTCTTCAGCCATGCGTTAGTGGTGTTGGCCTCTACCTTGTCTTCAGCCCTGGGGTTCCTTTGCAACATGATCACGAAGTCCGGGATCTGAGCTAGGGAATGAGATCCTCGTAGTTCGGAGAGCGTGGGTTCTCCGCCCTCCTCATGCGAAGGACCAATGCCGCCACCCCTGGACAGGTGGCAGACAACGACCATCGTGAAGTTGAGTTCGACGCAGAGCGTTTTGAGATCCTTGATGCAGCGATCAATAGCCCGCCGCTGATCAGTATTAAGGGCAATGCCATCAGCCAACAATGAGAAGTGATCCAGGATGACGACCTGGCATTGCTCACCCAGCACATAATGTTTAACGGTGGCAACAAAAGAGTCAAAGTCATCGCTGCCGAACTTGTCCAACAGGTAGAGGTTGTCAGCGAAGGCGTCCAGCGCTCGCTTGATCTCGTCTGGGTTGCGGCGCTCCCGCTGTTCGGCTGTGTCCAGGTGGAAGCCAGGGTTGTAGCCCAACTCCTCCGACAGCATCCGTTCCAGACTTGTCTCGCAGCTTTCCTCCAGTCCGATGTACGCGACCTTGGTGCCTTGCTTGCACAGGTTGAGGGCAATGCTGCGGGTGAACAGCGACTTGCCAATGCCAGTCCCACCAGACACCATCACCAACTGGCCTGGCTTCATGCCTTCGGTCATGCTGTTCCAGCCTTCCCATGGGTAGGGCAGACCAAAGCGATGCTCGGGCTTCAGGACTTTGGCGAGTAGGTCAGGAGCATGGACGATGGCTTCTGGCCGCTGGCGCTTGGCGTTGTTGATGGCCTCGATGATGGAGTTGAAGTCGTCTGCCATCCAGGCTTCGTTGGCGTCCTTGTAAGGGAAGCCTCCAGCGACAGCAGCAGAAGGACCAATAAGTGCGGCCAGATCAGCAGCAGCCTTTCTGCCGGGCTCATCGGTGTCCATGAAGATGACGACCCGTTTGAATCCGAGGACCCAGCTGAGTTGATCAGTGCAGGATTTCTTGGCGGATGCGGCACCATCTGGGATTGAAGCGACGACGAACTTGGTGTTGTTGCGATGCTTGTGCAAGCACTCATATACAGACATTGCATCGATCTCGCCCTCAGCCAAGATGAGAGTGCCATCGCTGCCTAGGTGTTGGCCCCATAGCTGGATCTTCAGGCCCTTCTCACGGCCTAGCCACGCAAATTGCTTCTCGCCGTAGCGGATGTGCTGGGCAACAGTCAGCCCGTTCTCATCCCGGTAGTTGGCGAGTTGGGCCTGGCTGCCCTTGTAGCTGGCCATCTCGTAGTCGTAGAGGCGGCAGGTCCTCTCGCTGATCTTGCGAGCAGGCAGCCCGCCAGGCGTGCCCTTCAGGAGGCTGACCTTGGCGGTGATGCTGTCATTGCGCGGGAGGGCGCCGAGCAGTCGTTTGGCAGTGTCGTTCATGCGCTGTTTCCAAGGTTCTCCTGATTCGGTGTACCGCTGCTCGCAGACGAAGCAGTAAACAGAACCGTCTGGGTAGATGGTTGCTCCGTCTGTGCTTTCGCATTCCGGGCCGGGGCATGGAATGTGGGTCTGGCTCCTTCCATCCATTGCTTCATGAAGTCAGGTGGGATTGGGATTGGACACCAAGCAATGCCATGCCGGGTGCACCACTGTGCGTATGTGGTCTTGCTTTGCTTGCTCAACGTCAGCTGTGGGCGTTGAAGCGCAACAAAGATAGGCAGCCCTGGGTTGTTCATGATTACCGCCAAGAACTTGGTCCGCTCTGGCGATGGCCACCAACCCTTGACCTCCACATAGATGTTCCCCACCTTGAAGTCAGGGGTGTACTTCCGATGCAGGACGTAACCGAACTTCTCGGTCTCGTACTCAGGAGAGAGACCCTGCTCACGCAGGGCCTGCTCTACCTGGGTCTCTAGGTTTGAGCGGTGCTCACGGTCCTTCTGGCTACGGATGCGCCGGTTGTACCGATCAAGCATTGCCCGCCAGAACTGCAGCGATGTCGTCGTCTTCCGTCTGCTCAGCAACGAAGCCACCCTCAATAGGAGGCAGCTCGATGTCAGAGGTCTTCAACTCAGCGATCTGAAAGCCAACAAGCTGGAATGCCACACCCTTGGCAGCAGGGCTGTCGTACACGAACACGTCGTAGATGACCTTGCCAGTGGTGCCTCCACCAATGCGGTTGATCTTGCCGTTGATGACACGGCCAAGGCTGTCGTAGATGGCGGGCGGGCTGTTGCGTGAGGTTTCCCCTGTCTTCAGCTTGCGCTCCAGCTTGCGGCTGAACTTGAACAGGTACTCACCAGGCACAACCTGCTTGGTGCCGTCCTCCATCTTCTTCTCGCTGACGCGGAAGGGCATCCGCAGTCCTTCATTCGTCTTGGGGAAGCGGGAATTCTCGGCTCGCTTCTGCTGCAGGGCGGCCTCAATCACGTCAAACATGGGCATGGCGTCCGCTTCGGAGATGACGAAGCCAACCGACCACTCCATCCCACCGAATGCGTTGGGGCGTGGCTCAAGGATTGCGCCAAAGGCAAAGCGACCGACGTTGGAAAGATGCTTGGGCACTGGCTCAGGTACAGGATGAACAGTTGGTGGCCGGTCTTACATGCACTTGACACTCCAGAGACGAGTGCAATGCCGGCTGGGGTGATGGTACTGCAGTTGTTGAACGCAGTCAACAATGTCTCAAGAGAAAAGGTGGGGGTTTTCCCCGACCTTGTTTCGGTCAAGCGTTCCAACGATGGGAGGGGCTGGCACCTCCTTGCCCAGCAGGATCTCGACCATGCCTTGGTGGCGGGTCAGGTAGTCCACTGAGTAGAAGCGATGCCACTGATCATTGAGTTCCTTGCGCAACGTGCCCGCGTGCTCCAGCGTTGTGCCGAAGCAGTCATGCACGCAGCTGATCGGGTGCTTGTAGCTTCCCCAGTGGCTGACGAAACGCTGTAGAAACGCTGCGTCGTGGCTGTGAATGTAGTCAGGCACAAGCTTCTTTGCTGTCTTGGCCTTGTTGGGCAGCTGAGCCTTGGCTTCTCGCAGGCTGACAGAGATCTTGCGACCAGCAAGATTCAACTCGATACGGTCGTACATGGTGTCGGTCGAGTAGCACTCGACCGCCAGCCCATTGGGCGTGAACCAGTACGGACGCAGGCCAGCGTCGATCTGCATCGACGAAAGCTTCGCCAGCCACCGGCTCAGGTCACGGACGTTGGGCAGAGCCTCCTTCACCACGTCGTTCGTCGTGCTAGCCAGCACCTTGGCCAGGTCAAGGATGCGAATGCCTTGATCGTTGAGGAAGTCCGAGATCTCATCCCGCAGGTACAGGCTGATCGTTTCCGCCAGCGACTGGTACGTGCGGCCATAGATCACGGGCATCAGCACCTTCTTCCACAACGACCGAGGGATCTCGTGCTCACGCCACCAGACCAAGCACTGCATGACCTTGGGATCCGTGCCGTCCTGCTCGGTCAGCCATTTGATCCGGCTTTCAATCAGCCGGCCCAGCCCGGTGTACAGGTCGGCTGGAGAGTGGCCAGTCACGTTGGTGTACTGAGCCAGGATCCCGTCACCCGTCAAGCAAGCGACGTGGCCCCAGCCAGAACAGGTCTGGTCCAACCAGTGGATGGTGCCGCTGGTGTAGCCAGGGTCATTGAGGTAGCCATGCCAGTCCCGGCATAGCTGCATGAACCTGAACGGTTCCTTGGCTGACTGGATGTAGGCCAGGTTGCCCAGCGGGTCTTCACCGCAGCGCCCGATCACCACGCTCAGGTGGGCCAGGTACTCCTGCCGCTTGGCCCAGTCCTGCTGAATGCCGTAGGCGTCACCGATGGACCAAGCGAACTGCTTTTCGTGGCCCTTGATCGGGCTCTGCTCCTGGAACTGGACCATGGAACGGAAGTGGTCCCCGTTCTGCGGGTTGAGCTGTGCTCCCTTGGCGTACAGCCTGCCGCGGTGGTCCATCGACCAAACCCAGTGCAGCGCCTCTGCATCCTTGAGCTTGTCGTATGCAATAGCTGCATGGATGAAGCTGGATCGGGCTGGATCCTTCCGCTGGTCTGACTTCCACTGCCACACCGCTTTCCAGTAGGCACTTGGACCCAGCCCTTGCTCCTTGTACCACTGGTCAACCGGCTCCTCCAGTCGTTCCCGCTTGGGCAGGCCCCCAACCGGGTGGCCCAGATTCCAGAGGGCCTGAGCCACTGCCATCTGTTGGTGGTCCAGCGTGTGCGGTACTGACTGCAACAGGTTGATGCTGCCCAACACGCACGGGAGCATCCGCTTGCTGACCTCCGGCCACCGCTCCCAGTCCACGGTTGACACGCTCGTGGCCATGGTGAGGTAGCCACCATCGCTGTGCCCAGTCCACGGCTTGGGCGGCACCAGCATTGGCAACCGCAGCGGACGGAACAGCTTGAGGGCCTGCTTCCACCGGCTTTGGAACTCCCAGTACAGGGCAGTGGGGCGGACCATCCGCTTCTTGCGCATCTGCCTGACCTGGATGAAGGTCTCGATCAGCTTCGTGCTCTCAGCGATGCACTCGATGAAGAACCTGCCCAACGCAGCACGCTCCACCTGCTTGAGCGGCTGATAGCTGGCCGCCTTACGGAAGCCCTGATCACGCAAGCGCTTGAGCATGAGGCCCATGCCCAAGTCGTTGTTGCTGGCCAGCTTCAAGCCACGCAGGTGCTGGCTCCTGCCCCAGCTGGGGTGAGTCAGCCACAACACGTACTCAGCCCGCTTCCCAAGGGTGAGGCCGAGCTGGTTGGC